CCTTTGCAAAAATTTTCGGTCAAATTCGGGGAAAAATGCAAATTATTTTGAAAAAAATTGTGAAAAAAACTTAAAATAATGCAAATTTTTTAAAAATTTATAAAAAGAGGCTACCGATGGTTAAAACTGTTACTACTGCGATTAGAGTGCGGAAACGTGGGACAAGTAGTGCAAACTTTGCCGGAAGACCTCCAAAAAATTTGCCCGATGCACATACCGATGAACTTATCCTAAAAGTTCCTCCGATGCCGGAAGAATTGGAAAAACTGCCAAAGGCTCAGAAGTTATGGACTGACTTCTGCCGAACACTCATCCATCGTGGCAAGCTGAAGTACAACCACTTGATTGTGGTTATGAACGCAGTCAAATTTCACTGCCTGGCCTATGCAAGTAATGATTTACTGTGTGAACTAGGCTATATTCACTATGCGTCAGATGGCAGAATTGTTCCACCACTGTACCAAGTGCAAAAAGCATTTCACGATAATTTTTGCAAAGCATATCAGGCCTTGACGCTCGATCCAAAGACTGAAATGTACGATTGCCTTGTACCGCAACAGGGCCGTTCTACTGTAGAGATGGATCAGTACGATGATTTCTAGCAGTTACGAGTCAGACGCAAAAAAATTTATCTCCGATTTACGGAAAATCAAAAACGCTCCACGTTATGCAGTCGGGTTCGAGCATACAATCAAAGCGATTGAGTATGCTGTCGATGTGGTATCTGGAAGAATCGAACGGTCCCGACTCATAATTCAATCACTTGAAAATTCCCTGAATGACATTCTCTACAAGCAGTCTGAAGAAAAGTATCTTTGGAAGTTCGATCCGGTCAAAGCTGAAAAGACTTGCTTTTTCATTGAAACGCTCCGGCACGTCAAAGGCAAATGGGGCAGTCAAAAAGCACACATAATTCTTGAGCCGTGGCAATGCGACATAATATGCAATCTGTTTGGTTGGGTTGACAAAGAAACTGAGAATCGCCGATACACTGAAAGCTATTGTGAAGTACCACGAAAAAACGGTAAGACTGTGATTGCAGCCGGAATTGGTTTGTACATGTTCCTGGCTGATGGTGAATCAGGCGCAGAAGTGAACTGCGGTGCAAAGACCAAGACCCAAGCCGAGGAAGTTTTCAATCCGGCAAGACTTATGCTGTTACAAAATCCGGCACTCCTGGCGAAGTATCAGCCGGATATAAAAGTTGAATCAATAAAATTAGCAGATGGCGGAACTTTTAAAACTATTGTCGGAGTTCCGATTGATGGCGGTTCTCCGCATTGCGCAATACTTGACGAAATACATCAACACAATAACGGTGATTTATACGAATCACAACAGACCGGACTCGGTTCACGAGAACAGCCGCTAATATTCATGATTACTACTGCCGGATATGATTTACTGTCATTCTGCAAAGAAAAACACGATGAAAACGTATCAAACATCATGGGGTCCGTTCCCGATGAGCGATTATTCTCACGCATATACTCAATAGATCCGGAAGATTTAGATCTAATTGGAAATCCTGACGAATCGGCAGAAGTGGAAGAAAGAGATTTGCGGATTTTGAAAAAAGCAAATCCTAATTTTGGAGTAAGTTTGAATACTTCATATTTGCGTATGCAGTGTTTGAAGTCGTTTAAGTCAAATTCAGACCGAGCCAAGTTTCTGACTAAACATCTGAATGTTTGGGTGAATAATGCCGCCGCATATTTCAGCATGGACGCATTGAAATACTGTGCTGATGATAAGCTGAATATTGAGAATTTTATCGGTTGTCCGTGTGTCATTTCCGTGGACCTTAACAGTAAACTCGATTTAGGTTGTATATGTATTGTATTTGCTAAAAATATTGAGGGGTTGTTGCATTATTACGCATTCCCTGAATTTTTCTTGCCTGAAACAACTGTAAACGACTGCTCGCAACCAAATTTCAAAATTTATCAGAAGTTCGCACATACTCCAGCGCACAATACCTGTTGCGGTTTCGTGTTAAATGTTTCAGATGGTTACGAAACTGACTATATGAACATGACTGAAACAATTTCAAATCTAGCCACTGTTTACCATCCATCAGAAATAATATTTGATAGTTATAATGCGCTCCAGATGGAGCAAGAAATAGAAAGAAACTACGGTTTAAATGTGCTAGAATTTAGTAAAACTACTGCATATTTTTCGCCAGCCATGAAAGAAATGAGCAGTGCAATAATGGCGCAACGGTTCCACTTTGACGGTAATGAATGCCTGAGTTGGAATATCGGAAATGTGGAAAGTAAAAAAGACTTAAATGACAATGATTTTCCGAGAAAGGCAAATCTGCGACAACAAAATAAAATTGATGGTGCAATCTGTTGCCTTATGGCAATTGCTAGACTTATGATAATTGGATGTGAGGGTTCGAGCGATGAACATTATCAAAACATTTATGCAGACTATTAGAGGAAAAAATAAAACTGAAAATGTGCGTACATCCGATTATGTAATCGGTGATTTTCCTTTTGCGACTCCTGACGCTATTTCAGCCGAATCTGCTATGCGTATCAGTACAGTGTATTCCTGTATTCGAGTAAGAGCAGAATCTATAGCTATGCTACCACTGCGATTATATGAGATTAGCAAAGACGGAAGCAGAAAGCCAGCGTATAAGAACCCATTGTACAAACTGTTACATGATGCTCCTAACTCATGGCAGACTGCCGCAGAATTTCTTGAAATTATGTCATGGAGCCTAGACACTTTTGGCAATTTTTATGCTTATATTTCCAGATATGGTGATGAGGTTGTCGAGTTAATCCCGATTGCTAATTACATGGTATCTGCCGATTATAAGCCAAATTCAAATGAGCCGCAGTATACCGTAACAGTAAAGGTCAAAGGTGACACTAAAAACATTGTGTGTGGCCAGAGAGAAATTTTACACATTAAATTGACTGCGCTCGATGGCTTGCATGGACTTTCACCGATACAACAGGTAAATTCACTGTTTTACAATGCAGACAGCACAGATAAATTAGCCGGAAAAGTGTATCAAAACGGTATTATGACATCCGGTGTATTGTCTACAGATGCCAAACTTGACAAAGATACACACAAAGCGATTAGAGATGCATTTTACAAGACCTATACCGGATCTGAAAATGCCGGAAAGCCTATGATTTTGGATAATGGCCTTAAATATCAGCAGTTTAAAATCAGTTTGGTAGATACTCAATTCATAGATAACCGCAAGTATGACCGTGACGAGATATGTGGAGTGTTCCGTATTCCTCCACACATGGTTGCTAATCTTGACCATGCCACTTTTTCAAATATTGAGCAGCAGAACATCCAATTTGTGAATTATTCACTTGTTCCATATTTGAGAAGAATTGAACAGCGATTAAACAAACAGTTAATTCCGAGCGATAAACAGCACAAACTTAAATTCAAATTTGATTTAACTTCACTGTTACGAGGTGATAGCACATCGCAAGTGAATTATGTGAAGTCACTGCTTGATAGTGGAGTTATTACAATCAATAATGCGTTGGAAATGCTTGGAATGAATACTTGCGTTGGTGGAGATATTCGTAAACTTCCATTAAATACTGCATATATGGATAGTAACGGAAAGATTATCAATCCAAATCTTGAACAGCCGGAAGAAACAGCGGATAAAGCGACAGAAAACGGCGATATTTAATGCGATAATATTTAATTATGTGATTAGTATCACACATAAAAATTTTGATATGGATTGAATAATGTTATAATGTGTGATAGGTAGAATAGGATTTTTGCAATTATGTCTAAAGAATTTCATAAAAGAGATCTAAATTTCCGAGCATCGGTCAACGATGAGGGAATTTTTGAAGGCTATCTGTCGACTTATGATGATGTGGATAGTTACGGAACTTATTTTATGCCGGGCGCATGGGATGAATCGATTAAGCGTTTCAATTCGGGTGAGGTTATTCCGGTTCTTTGGTCACATGACAGATCAAAGCCTATTGGAAAATTCACAGAATTAAAATCAGACGATAAAGGTTTGTGGGGCCGTGGAAAATTAACACTTGAAGATCCGCAAGCAAAAATTGCCTATGCTCACATGAAAGACGGATCTGTTATGGGTCTTTCAGTCGGGTTTGAACTCGACTACGACAATGTTATCTATAACAGAATGTTAGATGCTCTAGGAATTGCCGAGGCAGACCTATTCGAATGCTCGGTCGTTGTATTCCCGGCGAACTCTAACGCAAAAATTACTAATTTCAAATCTCAAAATCATGATCATGGAGAAAATAAAATGGAAGGTTCAATCGCTGAAACTATTGAAAAAATGAATGCCGCTATTGAAAATCTGCGCACTGCACAGACTGCACAGAATGACGCAGAAATTTCAAAGCGTGATGCAGAAATTTCTGATTTAAAGAAACAGATTGCACAGTTATCTAATCCGATTAACGGAACTGCTCAGGCAGAAGATCCTTCAAAACAGTATGAAAAAGATTTCCACACTTATTTGAAAACCGGAAATGCCTTAAATCTGCGTGAAGATCCTGTTCCTCCTGTTGCCGGTTCCGAGGGTACAAATGCCAATGGCGGTTTTATCTGCCCTGATGGTTTAGATAAGAGAGTTGTTGAACTGCTCACTCCACGTTCTACAATTCGCCGCAACGCTACCATTATTCAGGCATCCGGCAAGAAGTATCAAAGACCATACAAGAAAACCGGAATTACCTCTGGTTGGGTTGGTGAAACTTCTGCAAGAACTGCAACCGATGCACAGACTTATGACATGATTTCTGCTGAAGTTGGCGAACTGTATGCATTCCCACAGTATACACAGAACTTCCTTGCAGATACATGGTACAACGTAGAACAGGGTTTCGCCCGTGACCTGGCTATCACTTTTGCGGATAAAGAAGAAACTGCATTTATTTCAGGCGACGGCTCGAATAAACCTAAAGGTATTTTGGGTTCCACCACAACCTTTGGTACAGAAGACGATACACAGAGAGATTGGAACAAGTTGCAGAAGGTTAATACCGGATCAGCAACTGGAATTACTTTAAATTCACTGTATAAAATCAAAGACAGTTTGAATTATGCTTACAGAGCAAATGCTAAATGGTACATGAGCACCTCAACATATACCGCATTACAGCAGGCTCTTGTTGATGGCACACAGCATGGAATCTTCGGTCGTGGTGATGTATCTCTGAATATGCCGGAAACCTTACTCGGATATCCAATTGAAATTGACGACTACATGCCAGCAGTGGCCGCTAATTCTTACCCGATTATTTTCGGTGATATGAGACAAGGTTACGCAATTCTCGAACGTCCTGGCATCGGGGTGCTCCGTGATATGTACTCAAATAAGCCATACATCGGGCTTTACACAATTAAACGTGTAGGTGGTTTAATTCAGGACTATAGAGCACTCAAAGTATTGTGCGTAGCTGCATAGCTGTTACCAGCGCATAAGCTATTTCCATAAGAACAAAAACAAAAACATAGGGGGTCGGTAACACGGCCCTTTTTTACAGAAAGGAAATAAAAAAATGGCACAACGAGGACGTCCTAAAAAAATTTTTACTGAAGAAAAAAATAATTTTTTGACAGAAGAAAAAAATTTAAAAATTGATAATTCGCCACGGGTGGATATGGCAGATGTGGAAATTGAAATAAAAACAGCTTTTCCGTATTCGCCGAACGGTTGGGAAGTCATAACCTTACAGCCTGGCAGATATAAAGCGAGCGAGTTAGATCCGATTGTTCTTAAATTACACGCAAAGGGGGTTGTATGACCGCAGTTACAAGACCCACATTGTCTGAAATGAAAACACAATGCAGAATTGACCACAATTATGATGATGCTTATTTGTCACAATTAGAAAATTCTGCATTCAATTTAATGAACACATACCTAAATCGGACAATAATCACAGAATCTAACAGCGAATTGTCAGATAATGACATCATGTATAATGACCAATTAAAAATAGCAGAATTGATGATTATTGACAGTTTCTATAATGACCGCTCTGCGGATAAAATACCAGGTGCGGCGATGTTTATTTTAAATCAATTCAGGATAGCGCAAGCATAATGGAAAGCGGAAAGTTAAACGAGCGAATAACAATTAAATCACATGATGGACAAACATCATACGATGTATGGTGCAACGTGCGCCCTGTTACTACTCGTGAGCAGTTACGGAACAGCACTGTACTAGCAAATAATCTGCTGACGTTACAAATTCGCTATCTGAAAGATATAAATAATACATTCCGAGTCGTATATCAAGGCTATGAATACGATATTGTGAATATTACTTCGGATTGGAAAGCAGACAGCATAATATTAACCGTCATTATGAACGATGATA